CTACAGGGCATGATTGATGACCACAATTACCAGTTATTTATATGACAATAAAGTCATTGTTCAGATTTTGGATGATGACCCCGAGATAAAAACAAGGAACCGTATTGTGTACAGCAGACCTATCAAGGTTTATCAGGGCGTAGATAATGTTATTACTCTACAGTTCCGTAACAACGACCAGAAGGCTGCGAACATTGCTGGCAAGTCATTTGCCCTGACACTGACTGCTGCTCAGGGCGAAGCTGCCGTCTGGACCGGTAATGTTACAATTGGTAACGTGGTTACTGCTGTGGGCACAGTGGTATTGGACAAGTTGAGTGTAGACAATCTCTCACAAGAGTATTATAATTACACGGTGAGTTATACTGATGGTGACCTTACATTGCCAGCATATGTTGATGACAATTGGGGCGCCGCTGGACAACTTCAGGTAATTAAAAACTTGTACTAACTAATTTCAATGAAATTTGGATTACATTTCTTACACCAAAAACCGGCGTCAAGCTGCGTCTCTGATTCAGAGATGTTTTCAAATTCTCTGGCACAGGCCGAGTTTGCAGATAAATTAGGATTTGATTACATATGGACCAACGAACATCATTTTCTTGGTGAGTATGGAAGAAATTCGGGATCAGAAATATGGCTTGCTGCTGCATCACAGCGAGTGCGTTCTGCAAGATTGGGATTGGGGGTCCAATTAATTTCCCCAACAGTGGTTCATCCCATTAAAGCAGCAGGAAAAATTGCTACTTTGGATTGTATTTCCAATGGCAGATTGGACTGGGGTGTGGGCATGGGTGCAAGCAGGTGTGAAATGCTTGCATTTGGTATTGACCCCATCACCAAAGTTGATGTGTGGAAAACAACAGTCAAGGAAATTGCAAATCTTTTGGCAATGGATACCTATCCTGGAGCGCAAACCAGTTATTTTTCAATTGACGCCAATCAAAAATTAGTTCCCAACCCAGTACAACAACCGCACCCACCAATTTGGGCATCGGTGGTCAATCTCAATCAACTAGAAAACCTAGGAAAACTTGGCGTTGGGGTATTAGCCGCAATTTTAAATACTGATAAGTTTTCAGAAGAGTTGTCTACTTATGTGAAAATTTATAAAGATGCAATCACCAGGGCGTCACCAATTGGTCATTCAGTAAACAATAATTTTTCATTGCTCAGTTATCTTAAAATAAGCAATGATTTAGAAATTCTGGATAGATATTACCATCGTGATTTTTGTTTCAATGATCAATTGCTCAATATGGTGTTTTCGTCTGATGCCAAGACTGTGGTGGAGGAATTACAATTCTCATATAAAGAAACGACTGGTGATCTTGATAAACAGAACATTGACCTATCTGGATTTACCCCAACCCAAATAAAAGATCAACTGGAATGGATGAAATCCAGTCGGGGAACATTATTAGGTGTGGGCACAGTTCAGATGGTTTTAGAAAATATTAAAAAGGCACAGGATGCAGGGGTGGACCAGATGTTGTTTGTGGCACATTGTGGACATCAAAGTCACGACGAAGTTATGGAAACGCTGGAAATTTTTGGAACCAACATTCTGCCGCATTTTAAAAACTAAGTTGATTTTCTAACTGCCTCGTATTATAATATATTCAAAATCTGTAGTCATTGAGAGCACTACTACTTGGGGAATGAGACTCATTGATTAAAATAGTATCCGAGTTTGTCTTGAACCTTTGGGAAACGGGGGGTAAAAGAAAAATTAGCCAGTCTGGGTGGATTTCCGGAAATGCAGTTTGTTGTGCACATAATGGCGAAACACCGGACACTCGTGGCAGGGCTGGTATAACGGTCAACGCCAGTGGTGGGATCTCCTACCATTGTTTTAACTGTGGCTATAAAACTGGGTATCAACCAGGCAGGCATCTTACACTTAAATTTCGTAAACTTCTACGCTGGCTGGGCGCAGATGAATCAGAAATACGCCGCCTGGTGATTGAAGCAGTCAGGATCCGAGATATTGTTGCGCCTGAAGAAATTAAAATTGCAGCTGACGAGGTCATTGATTTTCCAGAACGCGCATTGCCTGAGGGAGTGGTGAGCTTTGAACAATTGCGCACATTTCTTGCACTGACTGATGCCGACTATGTAATTCCTCAGAGTCTGATGATTCAGAACAAAGTTGAGTATGTTCAAGGTCGCTGGATAGATACAAAAAAATATGATTTTTATATCACCGATGCCACTGAACATAGTCTGCATCAGAGAGTAGTTATACCTTGTCGCTGGCAGGAAAAACTTGTTGGTTGGACTGCAAGATCTGTGGTTGAAGGAGTCAAACCCAAATACTATAGTGACATTCCCACAGGCTACGTGTTCAATGTCAATCAACAACGTCCAGATTCTAAATTTGTCATAGTCTGTGAGGGACCATTTGACGCCATGAGTATTGATGGGGTAGCAGTTTTGGGCAGTGAGTGTTCGGAACCGCAGGCTGAAATCATTGATGGCCTGGCCAGAGAAGTTATAGTAGTGGCTGATCGTGATCGAGCAGGAACTAAATTGATAAACGATGCCATTGAGTATGGCTGGTCGGTGAGTTTTCCGGTGTGGCAAGAAACTTGCAAGGACATCAACGAGGCAGTGGTTAAATATGGTCGACTGTTTGTGATTAAAAGTATACTGGCTGCAAAAGAAACCAGTAAACTAAAAATCGAATTAATGAGAAAAAAATTGTATGCTTGAGAAATTGACTGGATTTCATATTGAACCCACCAATGTTTGTACATTGAAATGCCCTGGTTGTGCAAGGACTAAGTTTATAGAGCAATTTCCTCGGGCCTGGAGGAATCAGCATCTAAATTTATCAGATCTTGATCAGTTTATGGATGTGGATCTAGACGATAAAGATTTTGTCTTGTGTGGCAACAACGGCGATCCCATCTATTACAATCAACTATTTGAAATGATTAAATGGGCACACCAGCGCAGAGCAAATGTGCATATTACGACCAATGGTAGCCATCGATCTGCGAAATGGTGGAAGACTTTGTCAGAGTTACTGAAAGAGCGTGACTCTATCACTTTTTCAGTTGATGGGACACCGGAAAATTTTACACAATATCGGATAAATGCAGAATGGGCTTCGACTGAACTGGGTATGTCAATCATGCGTGACAGCATGGCAAAAACACGCTGGAAGTATATTCCATTTTCATTCAATGAGCAAGATATTGACCAGGCCCATGCAATATCTCAAAAGTTGGGCATAGATCAATTTGTGGTTACTCCAAGCGACAGATGGGACGACAAGACCGAATCATTGCGACCGCGCAATTTTACTGGTGTTAGAGAACATACTATATCACTGTGGAGTAAACATAAAAATATAAGTATCACCCCTAAATGTAAAGAAATGAACAATCAACATTATATTTCTTCTGATGGGTTTTATATGCCTTGTTGTTATGTTGGTGATTATAGGTTTTATTATAAGAGTGAATTTCATCGTAATAAAAGTCAGTATGATATAAGTAAAACTACACTTAGTACCATACTTTTGGCCACTCGTGGCTTTTATGATGATATCGAACAATCACAACCAGAATATTGCACTTACAATTGCTCCAAAATATGAACAAAGAATATTCACCAGAACTACAAAAATTATTTTTGGAAATGATGTTGCAGGATGCGCAGAGCTATGTGCGTGTGCAGAACATCTACAATCCAGAAAACTTTGATCGTAGCCTCAGAGAGTCCGCCAGGTTTATCAAACAGCACGCGCAGGAGCATAAAGTCCTGCCCACGCTGGCGCAGACACAGGCTGTGACTGGTATTGACTTCAAACATGTGCCAGATCTGACAGAAGATCACTACAGTTGGTTTTTAACTGAATTTGAAAGTTTTACCAAGCGGCAGGAATTGGAACGTGCTATTCTCAAAGCTGCTGACATGTTGGAAAAGGGCGAATATGATCCTGTTGAGAAACTAATCAAGGATGCAGTGCAGATCAGCTTGACCAAGGACATGGGCACAGACTATTTTGACGATCCCAGAACTCGACTCATGGCCATCAAGAGCAACAATGGTCAGGTATCGACTGGATGGCCTACCTTGGACAAGCGATTGTTTGGTGGCATGAATCGCGGCGAGCTTAATATTTTTGCTGGTGGATCAGGCAGTGGCAAGAGTTTGTTCATGCAGAACATTGCCATCAACTGGGCCACTGCTGGGCTAAATGGCGTTTACCTGAGTCTGGAACTTAGCGAAGGCCTGTGCGCCATGCGTATGGACAGCATGGTGGCCAATGTCAGCACCAAAGAGGTGTTTAAAGAACTAGACACTGTGGAAATGAAGATCAAGATGGTGGGCAAGAAGAGTGGTGCTCTACGCATCAAATACATGCCTGCGCAGAGCAACGTCAATCAGATACGCAGTTATTTGAAAGAACTACAGATACAGACTGGTATGAAGTTGGATTTTATCATGGTGGATTACCTGGATCTGGTGATGCCAGTCAGTGCCAAAGTCAGTCCCAACGACTTGTTTGTCAAAGACAAGTATGTGTCAGAAGAACTACGCAATCTGGCCCGAGAACTTAATATTTTAATGATCACTGCCAGTCAGTTGAATCGTGGAGCAGTGGAAGAAATTGAATTTGACCACAGTCACATCGCTGGCGGTTTAAGCAAAATTAACACCGCAGATAATGTGTTTGGTATTTTTACATCACGTGCCATGCGTGAACGTGGCAGATACCAACTACAACTGATGAAAACACGCAGCAGCAGTGGGGTGGGCACCAAAGTGGATTTGGAATACGATCTTGAGACCCTGCGCATTACTGATGCAGGCGAAGACGCTCAGGAAAATGGCACAAGACCTTCTGGTAGTAGCATCTTAAGTCAGATTAAAACTGGCAGCACACTTACCAATCGAGACGAACCAGCAAAGGTTTCTGCCACAGTTGACAGCAGCAAGTTAAAAAGTATGCTGGCTGGATTGAAAAAGACAGAATAATGAAATGTCTAGACGTTTACAAAAATTTAAATCTGCAGTTAGGCAGTAAAAATAACATGGAAATTTCTCCATGCTGTCTTTGCCCTTCCAAAACAACTGATAAAATAGATTTTTTTAAAAATGATTATTTAAATTCCATTAGACAGGCATGGGATCAGGATTTCATTCCCAGAAATTGCCAGAACTGCAATAGACAAACAGGCAGTAATCAGTGGTATGCTGATAATGGTTATGCAGATACCAGTGTTGAACTGTTGCGAATTGATTTTTGGACAGGTGATACTTGTAATTTGGCATGTGTAATTTGTGGTCCGCATTATAGTAGTACCTGGAAAAAAGAATTAAATTTTCCAATAGAGAGTCGAGGGATTACTAACTCTCTTTGGAAGGAGTTGGACACTTCAAAATTAAAAATGATTCACTTTAATGGTGGAGAACCATTGTTGAATAAAGAACACATGAGATTTTTAGAAAACATTCCAAATAAATCCCAAGTGCATCTCAATTACAACACTAATGGCACAATACTTCCATCAAGGAAATTATTAACATTATGGGAACAATTTAAATTAGTTCAGTTGGATTTTAGTATTGATGACATTGGGGAAAGATTTGAGTATCAGAGATTTCCCGCGAAATGGAGTGAAGTGACAAAAAATTTACAATGGTTTATCGATAATAGTCCAGTAAACTGCATGTTTGCAGTTAATACTACGGTTAGTATTTTAAATCAACCCAATCTATCTAACTTATCGCAGTGGTTAACGGCCAATTTCTATACTAGTAGAGTCAATGATATTATAGAACACCGCCAGCAGCTGGCCCGCGGGTGGTTGGCTACGGAAAATTTTAATAAAAAGTTGGTGCTTGATTTTCTGAATGCATGTGATCAAAGACGTGGAACATGTTGGCGTCGGACCTTTCCAGAACTTGAATCCAAATTATTATAAAAGACAAGAACTATCTTAATTGATTTCTTAAACTAACGAGATCTATATAAAAATAGCATTCTTGATAGTGATTGATTTGTTTGCTCTTGAATTTTTTTATAATACTAAATAAATTAAATTGGATTGAAATCTTGCAAAAACGTACACGTGGCATCCTAACAGAACTAGACGAACTATTGATACATCGTGATCGAGAACGACTGATCGAATCTCGAGCCAACAACATCATCAACGGTGCCATCAATTTTATCAATCTGCTCCGAGAGAGTTATGATGTAGAAACTGCAGATGCTCTGGAACGCAGATTGCTGAACGCCATACGTGGTCAGGACCCTGCAAAATTTGCCCGAGGCATAAGGAAACTCAAAGATGAAAGTTAAAGAAATCTTGTCCGAGGCGGGGTTCTTGAGTGGGCTTGCTCAGGGATTGGCGCCCAACGTTTCTGCAGCATATCAGAAAGCCCGAGACACTGCTAAAATTGCTCAAGGCCCTGCCAGTCTTGACGCAGACGGCAACATGAAAATTAACGACCCCAAATTAGCAGCACAGTATGCAAAGGAGGGGCCGTTGGTTCAGACCATGAAACAACGTGCGGTGATGAAAAACGGTATATCTGTGGATGAAATTGATAAGCTGGTGGCCCAATCGGGAAAATACCCCAATGCAAAACAACGCCAAGCTGCAGTCAACCGATTTGTGGGCCTTCTACAGCAACAGAATGTAAATGTCACTGATCGCACACTGGGCGGAACTTCTGGGGGCTTGACCAAACAACAGTTTACGCAGTCTGGTTCCAGCACTGCACCTGCGCCTGCCCCCGCTGCACCAACAGCACCCGCAACCACGCAAACAGCGCCCGCAGCATCAGCCACAAATGCCGGGGCATCAATGACTGCCAAAATGTCTGCAGCATCTAGACCACAGTCAACCACACCCGCAGCAGCAACTACGTCCGCCACAGCAAACACAGGTATAAAAAGTGCAATTGGTGGTCTGCGCACCAGAGACCTGTTAAGTGTCAAGAAAAGTATTGATGCCATCTTGGCATCACGAACAAAAACTCCCACCACTTGATGGATTCCATTGTATGAAGATAACCGAAATCGAACGCCCTAGAAATAAAAATCAATACCTTTATGAAGGGTTGAATAAATCTGCTCAGAGATCCATGATGCTCTGGGAATACGCTGGCAGCTCCCTGATGGCGGCACAGTTGACTGCAGATCAGATCAATCAGATATTCCAACAAGTACAAAACGACAAATCCAATCGCACTGCCATTGGTCGCGCCGTGGATGTTCCCAAGGCTGTTTTCGCTGCATACGATGACCTCAAGCAGCGGGCCCTGAATAGCAACATCATGAAAAACTTTGATGCCATCTACGATCAAGCCGCAGAAAAACTCAAACAGGCCACTGGTGGTGATCAGGGTGCCATGCAGTATGTGCAAAAATATCGTGACTTTGCCAAAAAGCACCCCATAGCACAGGGACTCATCTATTCGGCACTGATTGCTGCAGCAGGTATCAGTGGAGCAGGACTGGGCGGAGCCGCTGCGTTGGGCTTGTTTAAAATGGTAGACAAACTGCTACAGGGAGAAAAATTTAGTCGGGCAGCCGTTGCAGGTGCCGAGACCGGCGCCATGGCCTATGCCGCAGGGCAAATTGGCAAGGCCATGCAAGGGCATTCTGCCGCTGCTGGGCAACCTGCTCCTGCACAGGGGCATTCTGCTGCACAAGTGCAAACTGCTCCTGCAGCAGGAGACCCCGGTCAAATTATACAGCAAACTGTTACCACCCCTGCTGGCGAGGCCCTGGGCAATCTTGGTCGTGGGGTTACTGCCAGCATGAGAAACTACATTGCCAGCAAGTATTCGCCAGAAAATGTATTTTTTCAAAATGATGGCGGTACCCTATACATATTTGATAAACTCACTAGACAGCCAATTGAGTCATTGGCATTATTTCAACAGTTGGGAGAAAGTTATCAATTTACAGAAAGCAACATGGTATTGTTGTGTTTGAAATTAGAAAAACAACAAATGTTGAAAGAAGGTATACTAGATGGACTTAAAGGTGCTGCGGGAGCAGTTGAAAAAGGCCTGGGCGCCGTCGGCTCAGGGTTGGGAAAAGTCGGCCGTGCGTTCACAGCCAAAGTTTCCAGTGATAGACTAATGCAGGCCTGGCGCGCAGCTGGGAAGCCCACAGATTCCGTGGCTATTGCCGATATTCTGAGAAAAGAGGGAGTCGGCGAAGAAGTTATCCAGACCGTTTTTCAATCTAACAATATTCCGTACGCAGCACCCGCAGCAACGCCCGCAGTAGCAACGCCTGCAGCAACGCCTGCAGCAACGCCTGCAGCAGCACCAGCAGAAGCACCAGCAGCGTCGCCTGCACCCACGCCTGCAGCAGCACCTTCAACAACGGCAACAATGCAAGTGGGGCAAATTAACAAAATTTTACCAACCTTAAAAACCAGAGACTTACAGAGCCTTAAAAAATTTGTTGACACTGTGCTAGCAAAGAAGGGTGGCACCACTGTGTCCGCACCTGCGCCTGCGATGACACCAGCACCATCTACTTCAGCACCATCCTCCGCAGCACAGTCAGCAGAGCCGTCAATGAGTGACCTCTTACGTCAACGTCGAGCACAGGGATTGCCAGAGTCGAAAACTCAGAAAAAAACAATCAGGCATAAATAATTACAAGCGCGAAAGCGTAACAAAATTAGGAGAACTAAAATGGCATCATTCACAAGAGTAAACGGCTATGCAGCACCAGGAGAATTTATCGGACGTGACGTTAAGTTCGTCAAGTGCGCAGCATCAGGTTTGGAAACAGCATACGACGCAGCAGACAGCAACTTCGAAAAGGTTGTTCGCGTTCTACAAAAGTTCTGCACAGTCACCATCGTTGGTACACCAGCTTCAGGTAACTGCATGTTCATGGTGGAAGGTTTGCCATCAGGTTCAGTTAGTGACGTTACCGGCGCATCAGCAGCCATCGCTACAGCATTGGCAACAGACGCTGACGCAGCCAGTGGTTTGACCACAACCTGGACCATCTACAACGGTCTAAGTGGCAACACATTTGCTTAATATTCAGCAATGCTAAAAAAGCACGGCCCAGCCGTGCTTTTTTTATGATCACAAAAAAACGATAAATAAGTTTACCATGCATTTTGAAGACCAACGAATACACCGCCATCGAGTCTATACTCTGATAGACATTACCAAAACTGGAGTCACGTCCAACAACCCAGAATACGAGCGCATGCGAAACAAGCAGCGCAACTGGGAAACTGTGATACAAATGCTCAGCATGCGAACACAGTTGTTGGGTGTGAGAATTCTCAAGACAGAAAAGTTGGATGTCAAGAATTTCGATTTTGGTGAAGATTACAAAGGCAAACACAGAATTTGGGCGTTTGAGTTTGACGTTGAGTACGCTGACTTGTATCTGAAATCTGATGACAATTACGGGGTATTAAAAAGTGACTTCGCACAGACTCCGGTAATAACAGGGCTGGACGAAACTGTTGATCTGCCCATGGCCTTGTTTTATACCACAGGTCCTGGTAAAAACATATACTTTACTGACGCCAGCCTGATATAAATAATCGTGATGCTCGGGCATTCATCAAGGCACATATCAAGGCACAACTTAGGCACATCTGAAGGCATCGCTTGTAACTGAAAGCGATAATATGTCAACCACTACTGAGATTGAAAAACAAAATCTAGAAGCCCACGTTGAACTTTGTGCTGAAAGGTACAAGAACTTGGAAACCAAACTAGAAAATCTTGAGTCACGTATGGATAAACTTGAGTCGCATATTGTTGACATCAAAGACGCGGTCACCGGCAAGCTCAACGACCACAACAAACAGACCATAAGCATATTTGTGTCAATTGGCGGGGCTATTCTAGCGGCATTCCTTGGATTTGTCTGTAACAGTATCTTAAATAAATAGCAATAAAAACTAAAAGTTACAATATTAAAACTGT